TAATTATCAACAAGCTTTTGATTATCACTCATCTCATCAATGATTGTGACGTAATTCAATAGACGTTTAGCGTAGTTCACACGAGCTGTCCAGTTAATCACTGTTGGATCATCTTTATCTTGTGATCCCCATTTTGCAAGCAACTCATCTTTACCGATGACTTGTTCTTTGCCGATAGTTGCAGATACGACTGTGCCGTTAAAGTTAACATTTACTGGTTTACCGCTTTCAACCTTGTCCGTCCATTGAGCGTCCAATTTAAGGCTCATTTGCTTATTGAGTGGGTGAGTTGTGAAGTAGTCGTTAAATACAGTAGTTACTTTGTTAGCGATAGCATCTGCTGTAGCTTTACCAACAACTGCTTTCTCTGGATTGTGTACATCAAACTCGTAAGAGGTTTGGAATTTCACTTCTTCGGGCAAGTCAAAAGTAACCTTGTCCCCTTCGTTCACTTGGATATCGTCTGGAATGTGGATATCCTTGTATTCAACTTCGAAAGGTGAGTATTTACCAGTTCCGTTAGGGAAAGTCACCTCAACGTTAGGTTTCTCAACGTTGATTGTGTCGCCCTCTTTAGTCACGCTTGTAGGTGCTGCCGGTGTTTCAGCTACTGGTTGAGCTGCTTCTGTGGTTGTTGCTGGTGCTTCTGCAATCGGTTGAGATTCTACTGGTGCTGGTGCCAACACTTTTGGTGTTTCTGCCACTGTCTCGCTTGGTGTCACCGTAACATTGCCAGCGTTGTCCGCTGTATAGACATTAGACACCGCTGGTTGTGTATCCGCTACTGGTTGTGTTGTTTCGTCCGCTGATACTTGACCAGCTCCAATCAATAGAGCTGTAGCAAGAGCTAGTGTGCCGCACAAGCCAAACGCTTTGCTTTTTGTGAATCCTGGTTTAGCTACTGTTTGAGTGTTGAATGTTTTCATGGTATACTCCTTGTATAGATGTTTTTCTTGCACAGGCCCTTACCTGTGCTTTTTTAGTGCTTCAATCCGCACCCATCGCCCACCGTGTCATGTTTTTCAATGTTTTTTTTGGAAAGATATGTGTGGGTAAAGTTTATATTTTTTGGGGAAAGGTATAAGTTACACTCCACGGTAGGCCGTGGCTACGGATTGAAGATGGTAATGTTATCGGTTTCCGTATTTCGCTAGTAATTCACGCTCACGTTTTTGGCGTGCTTCATATTTGCGTTCGTTTTCCTCGTATGGTGTCCATACTGGTTCGAAGAAATATTCTGGTTGTTGTTTCTCTTTTACAAATAGCCATTTAAGTAGTTTTTTCATTTTTAATTTCCTTTCTATTCCCTAACCGCGCTAGAGAACTAGTGAGGACTGTGTTTTTAATTTCATATATATTTAAGGAGACAATTATGAATATCAAATCGTTGTAGTTTTAGGTAGGTATCGCTTCATTTTTTCTCCTCACTAGCTCACTGTTACGGCTAGGGATATGTGCTAGGCAATCTCTTGCCAGTTATTGTTGAACCAATCTCTAACAGCATCCCGTGGGTATCTGATTTGTGACCCTCGACCTTTATCGATTTTCGGAAAACCGTCGATATTGGTAATTCTTAAAAACTCTGTGTAGTTGCCAATTCCTAGCATGGCTTGGCACTGTTTCGCAGTTAAAATCATTGGTAGTGTTTGATCTAAGTCAAACGCTTTTGTTTTATCCGCAATCACTGCCGTTAACATGCTGTCGAACTGGTCAGCTAGTGGTTTGAATGGGTTGTCCATAGTGCTAACCTCTACTGTTCGATAGTTGGTAAAACTCCGATGGCTTTCAATTTGTCGTATAGGAAGCGTCGCCCTAATTGCGTCCAGACCGTTGTCACATTGCTATGAATTTTGCCATCCTTGCCCATGTAGTCGAATGTTCGGCTTGAGATATAGCCTTTACCAAGGTATTTGGCATATAGTACCCACTGACCATTGACGATGCGTTGGATACGCTCTTGTTTTAGAAGCTGATTCATCTTGCGTGCTGAAATGCCGTAGTCTTGAGCGATTTGGGTAATCGTCAAACTGTCCTTGGTTTGTAAAATCAAGTCTAAGTAATCAGCGTTTTTGTTAGCTTCTTCCAACTCAATCAAGAGGTTTTCGTTTTGGCTTTCCAAGAGTTTGATTTTCTTGTCCGCCATGAGCAATGCCCTAGCCATGATTTTTTCTGGACTATTGAAGTCCTTTTCTACTTGGATGAAGTAGGTTCGGACTTCTTTTGATTTTTCGTTGCGTTGCAACATTGCGATTTCTTTAGCCATGTCTAGCTTAATGACGTGGTCTTGACTTGGTCGCCCTCCGGTACTTTTGCTCAAAAATGAGCTAAAGTCTTCACCTTCTGTAAAACCATATTCGGTCATACGTGGGAACCAATCTTTATAAGCTGTTTTAACACCTAGAGCTTTATGTAGTTGTCTACCAGAAACAACCGGCTCATGATTTTCGTTTAATGTTACGTTGATTAATTCGTTCATTTCGTTCATTCCTATCCCTTTCCGTTTGATATAATAGTTTTAAAAACTAATGAGGTGCTGTATGATTATCATTTCACGAAAAGCTAGAAAATTATTAAAATCATTGCTTGATATTCGAAATTCCCAAGAATCTCCTCGCATTAAACCTGAACAGTATAAAAAACTGATAGATGAACAATGCGAACCGCTCGGCGAATTGGTTTATCACAAGTTAGTGGTTCAAGACATCACCCATGACATCGCCGTTACTGACGAGGGGATTTATTTTTATCAAGCTTACAAAGAACATAATAGATATCTTTGGTTGACTTCGTTTTGGTTTCCACTAGCCGTGGCTTTCGTGACGACTGCTATCACACTAGCTGTCAATTTTTTATTTTTTAAATAAAACCCAAAAAATCAACGTTCCCAGAAATACCCCTATAAGACTTCCGATAATTGCAAGTGCAACATCGTATCCGTCTAAATTCCACTCAAAGAATTCTTTGAGTTTTTTTATTTTCTTCACGTTTGCTCCTTTCTACTCTCCTAAATCAACCCAAGTCTCGTCGATACCTAAGACATCGCACACTCGGTTTTTCAGTCTGTTGCTTCCTTTACCATACTTCAGCAATTCTGAAATAGTAGGCTTCTTTACTCCACAAGCACGAGCTAGGTGTGTTTGTGTCATCCCCTCTGAACTCAATTTGTCTTTGACAAGCTGAATCCACTTTTGATGTTGTTGAGTCATATTCTCTCCTTTCTTTTTTAAAATATTGACTAAAAAGTTAGCTAATTTCTTGACATCGATAAATAAATTTATTAAAATCAAGACATAGAGAAAAGACTCACTAAAAAAGTAAGGGTTACCTATTCAAAACGGACGCCAATCAGTTTTTAGGTTTTTATTTTTTTTAATTGTCTTATTCGCTAACTCTTTAGCTTACAAAAATATTGTAATAAATTTATTAAAGTTTGTCAATGGTTTTGTAGTAAATTTATTAAATATTTTTTGTCGTGCCTTAGAAAGGTTGATGTATCAATGTTTTTCACATTTGAAAAAATAAAAGAATTGGCTGACAAACAAGGTATTTCATTAAATAAACTTGAAGAAAAATTAGGTTTTAGCAGAAATACAATTTATAACATGAAGAAATCAACACCAAATGTTGAACGAGTTTCAATGATTGCCGACTACTTCAACGTGTCCACTGATTATCTTCTAGGTCGTACTGATAATCCTAATATAGCAAACAACGATACAATCGCAGGATACACGTCTGACGACCTACGAAAGATGGCAGAGAATGCCAAGACCTTCGATGGAAAGCCTCTTACAGAAGAAGACATCGATGCCATCCAGAACATTATTGAGATTTATTTGAGAGGTAGATAGTATGACAAGTATTCCAATGAAAAAGAATCCGTTCAGAGAAAAGATGACAGCAATTAGAATTGTCAATCCTGAAACAGCTCAATCGTTAGGAACAATAACCAATTTCGATGTATTCCCTGGTTCGACATCTTTGGTTGCATTTCTAGACTTCTTTAATCTAAGACCTGAAACAGATTATATCTTGTCTCTAACTGCCCACTTCCCTAACGGCACGTCTTACCCTGTCCATGCTACTAGAATTAATATCGCGAGACAAGATTTTGTGCTACTCGAAGACGGCTTTGGTATGGCCACTGGAAATTTCAGCTTTAATTTTACGATACAGAACCCAAGTGATTTTTACTTTTTCTTCGTCTTGATGGACGAAAACGGTCAGGAAGTAGATATAGCATATAGTTATCATCATTTTGGAAAGTGGGGATAAACGATGCCGGACACACAAGATAATTTCAAACCCACCCCTTCCAATGTTTCTTCAATTCACGCTTCTAAACCTTCATTGAAAACTGTACCCATACAAAATCGTGGTATAATGGAGTCAGAAATGTTATCGGAGGAAATTATTATGCCACAAGATACTTACAGCAAATCTGAAATCGACTTAAAACTTGATAAAATTAATTCTGACACCCAGCACGGATTTGAGAAAATTGATTTAAAAATTGACCAACTCAGACAAGATATGCGTAGCGGATTTGAAAAAATCGACTTGAAATTTGAACAAGTTGATTTGAAATTTGATAATTTCGAGAAACGTGTAGAGACTATGTTTCTAGCTCAAGAGAATAAGAGATTAGAAGAGCAAGCTAAAAGCAAAAAAGAGTTCATGTATTGGTTTATCGGATTGTTAGTTAGTACTTTACTGGGGATACTAGCAATCATCGTAACCATTTTAACAACAAAATAACACAAAAAGGATAATAGCCTATGACTATTGAAGAGCTAGTAGACTCGCACGGTGTCACTCTCGCTTACTTTGATAATGACCTCTGGCATAGACCAGGAGTTTACATCAAAGAAATCAATATTATTTTCATAAACCGTGAGCTGTCAGAGAACGCCAAAAAACGGGTCATATACCACGAATTAGGGCATCTGGATCATTCTGCTGAACTTTATCAAAACAATCGCACTAGATGCGAAAATGAAGCAAATAGGCACATGATCCATAAACTGCTCGAAGAAGAGCTTTCAGCATCAGATGACCACAAGTCTTTTAACTACTTGCATTTTATGCAAAAGCACAAGCTTAGGACAGTCGCAGACGAATTGATGGTCATTGATGAATATTATGAGTTGATGGGATAGTTCATAAGAATAACTATAAAAATAAAAAAAGCCCCACTCTCTCAAAGTTTGGCGACCGAGAGCGTGAGGTAATCAAGTATAGTAAAAGGCATTAAAAAGCCCTTTTTACTATGCCCATTTTAACACAAAAATGAGGTAAAAACAACATGGCATCATACAGAAAACGAGAAAACGGTTGGGAGTATCGGATAAACTATTACGATTCGACTGGGAAACGCAAACCAAAGTCAAAGGGTGGTTTTAGGACGAAATCTGAAGCTATCAAGGCTGCCGCTGAGATGGAGCTGAAAATACAAGACGGCTTGAATGTAGATGAAGATATTACTCTTTACGCTTACTTTAAGCAGTGGTGCGAAGTTTATAAAAAAACCACCGTTTCAAAAATAACTTACAAGGCATATATCAACACTCAACGCAAGATAGAATTATTTTTTGGTGACAAGAAACTAAAATCTGTCACTGCTACTCAATACCAGCGTGTGCTGAATAGCTACGCTAAAACTCACGCACAAGATACTGTCGAGCGTTTTAATGTGCATGTCAAATCATGCGTCGAAATGGCAGTGCATGAAGGCTATATCAAGCGTAACTTTTGCAAGTTTGCTAAAATCAATGCTAAGAACAAAGGGCGTGATATTGAAACCAAATTCCTAGAGGTCGAGGAATACGAGCGATTGATCTACGAGACAAGCAAGCATCCAGAATATGCGTCTTATGCAGCACTCTATATTATCGCCAAAACTGGTATCCGTTTTGCTGAGTGTCTAGGTTTAACCGTGGATGATATCAACCGAGATACTGGCATGTTATCAGTCAATAAAACGTGGGACTATAAAAATAATACTGGTTTTCTACCGACCAAAACAAAAAGCAGTATCCGAGAAATACCGCTTGATGATGAATTTATAAATTTTATCGACCAACTGCCACCTACCGAGGACGGCAGACTACTGCCCTCACTATCCAACAACGCAGTTAATAAGACCTTGCGTAAAATCATTGGTCGTGAAGTACGTGTCCACTCGTTAAGGCACACTTACGCTAGCTATCTGATAGCCCACGATATTGATTTAATTTCTGTATCGCAAGTTTTGGGGCATGAGAATCTAAACATCACACTAGAGGTTTACGCCCACCAATTACAAGAGCAGAAATCAAGAAACGATGAAAAGATAAAACAAATGTGGACAGAATGTGGACAAAATGCTTTAAAACCGCATAGTTAAAGGCTTAAAAATGTCCCCTGCCGGAATCGAACCAGCAACGACTCCTTAGGAGGGAGTTGTTATATCCATTTAACTAAGAGGACTTATGAAAAAATCTGCCACGAGGACAGATTTTTTATGTGAAATCTGTAAATTATTTACGGATTTCTTTGATACGTGCAGCTTTACCTTGCAAAGCACGCAAGTAGTAAAGTTTAGCACGGCGGACTTTACCGTAGCGTACAACTTCAATCTTTTCAACACGTGGAGTGTGGATTGGGAAAGTACGTTCTACACCGATACCGCTTGAAATTTTACGAACTGTGTACATTTCTGAGATCCCTTGACCTTTGCGTGAAATAACTACACCTTCAAAGATCTGGATACGTTCGCGAGTTCCTTCGACAACTTTCGCGTGAACGCGAACTGTGTCACCAGGACGGAATGATGGGATGTCAGTACGAAGTTGACCTTCTGTCAAACTTTGGATCAATGGATTCATTTTTATATACTCCTATCTTACTAATCTTAAGAGCAACCTCTGTGTCTCAGCGGATTAGCCGTTATTTTTGTGTGTCCATTACACACTCTTAATATGTTATCAAAAATTTTTAAAGATGTCTAGTATCTTATTGCATTTCTATCATTTTTTGTTGACCATAAATGCTTGTCTTATGATTGATGAGATAAGCAAAAGCCATGACAATTGCATAAGGGATTGCATTAGCTGGACCAAAAACCTCAACGCCTATGAAAATAGGTGCTAAAAGGGTATTGGTACTGCTACCAAAGACAGATAGATAGCCAAGACCTGCTACAAGTGGGATTGGAAGTCCTAGAACTGGTGCTAAAACAGCACCAAGACTTGCTCCAATGGCAAATAGAGGGGTTACTTCTCCTCCTTGGAACCCAAGAGATAAGGTAAAGACGGTCAAGAGCAATTTCAAGAGCCAATCCAATGGATAAATGGTCCCACCACCAACACTTAAAGCAATCAAATTCGTTCCAAGACCTGTATAGCGACCCTTCCACAAAATTAAAAGAAGACAGGTCAATATGAGGCTTCCAAAAAGAACACGATAATAGGGATTTGGGAGCAGACTTGCTACCTTCTTTTTACTTAGTGACAAGAGATAAGCAAAGAGATTTCCTGCTAGACCAAAGGCCAGACCTAAAAGAGCTAATTTGACAAAAGTCTCGAAATCAATAGTCAAACTGTCAGATACAAAATGACTAAATTTTTCAAGACCTAAGAGATGGCTTGTCGTACTAGCCACAAATGATGCAAT